CTCAATTCGATTTGCGCTTGGTCTAGTCTGTATCAACTAGGCGTTTCCTCCCTAACGAAACTTGTCGGCCCCGGTTGAAAGATCGGGGTCTTTTTCGTGTTTAAGGACTGCTGTAATGGCGAAAGCGAAACAGGAAGATAATTGGGATGTCTTTGATAAGGCTCTCGTTGATAAGGCGCTCGACTATGCGCCCGTAGTGGGTGCGGTGGCGGGTGGCATGGCTGGGAAGAAGTTGCTTGGCAAGACCGCGAGTAGAGAGCTCAAGGTCAAGGATACAGAAACCGGCATTGAATACACCATGGAAACCGGCAAGAAGGCCGATTTCGCAAGAGGTGTAATATCTGAGAAAAGCCCCCTTGCCAGATCAACGCGAGGCCGAAAGCCCGGCGATCAAGTGGTCATCAAAACACCAGCGGGTGAGCGGCAATACAGGGTTCTGCAGAATGCAGGTGGGTCGCATGTGGCCCGCAACAGCGCTGCATATGCCGCTGGCGGGGTAACTGGTGCGGCAGCGAGTTACGAAGCGGCAAACCAAGTAAGAAAGCGCCGCAAATAACCAGAAGGATTTACCCAATGGCCAAGAAGAAAAAAGGAAAGGGCTGTTAGTCAGCCCCCCAATCACATAACCCACTAACCAACCCATGCGCACACCCCAGCGTGCAAGCCCGTGGAGCGAAGGACAGATGACAGGAGAAGCACAAGGCCGAGGAAGGCCAAGCGTATATACCGAGGATATAGCCGACGAAATCTGTACGAGGCTATCGCTTGGTGAGACGCTGAACAGCATCTGCAAGGATGCGCACATGCCGGCGAAGGCTACGGTTTTGGATTGGGCACTGCGCGACCGAGAGGGCTTTTCCGACCGCTACGCCCGTGCGAGGAACCTGCTTCTCGACTATTGGGCCGATGATTTGATTGATATTTCGGACAATGGTTCGAATGACTGGATGGAGCGAGCCAAGAAGAATGGCGAGGTTGAGGTCGCCCTTAACCGCGAGCACGTCAGCCGCTCGGAACTGCGCGTAAACACCCGCAAGTGGCTCCTGTCAAAGTTGAAGCCCGAGCGGTACGGCGACCAGATCAAGGTAGACCAGACCGCCACATTCAAGACCGTGACCGACAAGCCGCTGACACGCGAGGAAGAGCAAGCCCGCTGGATGAGCCAGTTCGGCAATGTCAAATCAGGCGAGTGAGTACGCTTGGCGTCCTCAAGCAGGGCCGCAAGCGGCGTTTGTGAAAGCCGAAGCCTTTTTCGATATCCTGCTTGGCGGGGCGAGAGGTGGAGGAAAGAGCGATGCTTGCCTTGGCGAGTTCGCTTTGCACGCCAAGAAATACGGTAGCAACGCGCGCGGCGTGTTCATGCGCCGGGAGATGCCGCAGGCAGACAGTCTCATAGACCGAAGCCATCAGATATACGGCCCCATGGGCTGGTCGTTCCACAAGATGGAGCGGCAATGGACAAGCCCTGAAGGAGCGATCCTTCGGTTTCGCCCCCTCGAAGAAGACCGCGATGCCGAGAAATATCAGGGGCAATTTTTTTCCCGCGTGTTCCTCGAGGAACTGACGCATTGGGCGTCGCCTAAAGCCCCCGACAAGATGAAGGCTACGCTGCGCAGTGCGGCGGGGGTTCCTGTTGGATTTAGAGCCACGGCTAACCCGGGAGGTCCCGGCCACCATTGGGTGAAGCACCGCTACATTGACCCTGCCCCTCAGGGCATGGTTCCGCTTGAAGACGAAGCGGGGCGCAAGGAGCGGATGTTCATCCCCGCCCGGGTGACTGACAATACGGCTCTAATCACTAATGACCCCGAGTACGTAGAGAGGTTGAAGTTATCCGGTTCCAAGGAACTGGTCCGCGCCTGGTTGGAGGGTGACTGGGCGGTTATCGAGGGAGCGTTCTTCGACAACTTCAGCACAGCGAGGCACATTGTCCGACCATTCGAAGTGCCCAAGCTATGGACTCGATTTAGGTCTATGGATTGGGGATCAGCCGCGCCTTTCAGTGTCGGATGGTACGCTGTTGCTTCAGACGACTATCCTCTCGGTGACGGAAGGACGTTGCCTCGTGGTGGACTTGTTAAGTATCGAGAATGGTACGGTGCAAGCAGTCCAAACGTCGGTCTTAAACTTACAGCACAGGACGTTGCTCGAGGAATACATGAGCGTGAGGCACTAGACCCGAGGATTGATTACGGGGTTCTGGACCCCGCCGCATTTGCTCAGGATGGTGGTCCTTCGATCGCCGAGCGCCTCAGGTACAAACCCTATGAAATCACGTTCAGGCCGGCAGATAACAAGCGAGTTGGCTCTCTCGGCCACATTGCTGGTTGGGATCTTGTCCGTCATCGCCTTGATGGTGAGGCTCCTGACAGGCCTATGCTGATATTATTCGACACGTGCCGGGATACGATCCGAACTCTGCCGCTCGTTCAGCATGACGCGGCAAGGGTTGAAGACCTCGACACCAAGAGCGAAGACCACGCCGTCGACGAAACACGTTATGCGTGTGCATCCAGACCGTGGACGAAACCCGTACCGAAGGTCGATGGTCCGCTACGGGGCATTGAATCAATGAGCATCAACCAGCTTTGGGCCAAGCAGCCCAAAACAGGTGGACGTATCTAGACCTTAATCGAATACGGGCACATCTGATAAGCCTTGATGGTCCGGGCGTATTCGTTGCCCAAGAACTCATAGATGCAGGTCTTGGTCTGGTTCGTGACGTACTCGCGCACCAGAAACGCAGTTCCTGCCCATGCGGGCGATGTGATGGCGCTGACTGCGATAGCTACAAGCACAAGTTTCTTCATTGGTCTGTCCTCCTCGGTAGGTGGGGAGGAAGACGATACAACAATTTTGACGGAATTGCGGCGGCGTGGAGCGCAGGAACACACTCCACCATGGGTTTTTCCCTGATTTCCTGACAGCCGCCGTCGCAACAAACTCATTGGTAGGTTACAAATGACAGCAGTCACGACGATTGCCGGCGGGCGCGGGCCTTACGAGCAGACGCACGGCATCATTGCCGCGTCATCCGTTATCTCTACCCATACAGGCAACACAAGCGAAACAACGCTGGCAACCATTACGGTTCCTGCTGGGGCCATGGGTCCAAACGGCATTCTCCGAATTACGACGCTTTGGTCACTGACAAACAACGCAAACAACAAAACATGCCGCGTTCGTTTCAGCGGGGCATCCGGAACGCAGTTTGTGGCCGCTGTACTACCATCAGCGCAGTCGGCCCAGAACATTTGCATCATCAGAAACCGCAATTCTGCATCATCACAGGTCGGCCACACGTCAGGAACATTCAACTCGTATAATTTCAACACTGGTGCGATTACGACCGCATCAGTGGACACTTCCGTTGCGACAACAATTGTCATCAGTGTTCAACTTGCATCGGGAACGGACACGGCATCTCTTGAATCATACATTGTCGAATTGATCCGCGTTGATTGATGGATAAGTCTAACGATCCCAAGCGCCAGGCTGAAGAAGAAGCAGCCACCTACAGGCGCTGGATGGATGAAATTGATGCCGCCAAGAAAGTATTCAAGGAATACGCGGATCGCTGCAAGAAAATCCTGAAGGTCTACAAGGACGACCGCAAGCGCACGGAAGCGTTTGATGAGGCCAAGCAAAGCCACAAGCTCAATATTCTTTGGTCCAATATCCAAACTCTCCAACCCGCCATTTACTCCCAGACCCCGAGGCCGAACGTCTCAAGAAGGTTTCTGGATCGCGACGAGACCAGCCGCACGGCGGCAATGATCCTCGAGCGTAACCTTCAAACGGCGCAGGAGCTCTGCGACTTCGACTACGTGATGAAGCGGGTGAGGGATGATTACCTCCTCTGCGCACGTGGCATTGATTGGGTGCGGTTCTCGCCCGAGATTGGCATGGCTCCGATGCGTGAGCCTGTGTCTCGGATTGATCTTGAAGGCACGGGCCAGTCTGTATTCAGACCCCTGAAGGGCGGGGATGAAATTCCCCCCGACAAGGTCAAGGAAGACGAAGAGGGCTTGTACTTTGAGACAGACCCGGAGGAGCAGATCCTTGCCTATGGGTTAGCCCTTGACCACGTGGTATGGAACGACTTCCTCCATGAGCCGGTAAACGACTGGAGCAAGGTGACGTGGGGCGCAAAGCGCGTTTTGATGCGCCGCCCCCAGCTTATCAAAGCGTTCGGTGATGAAGTCGGGCGCAAGGTCAAGTTGAACAAGACGTTCAACGGCAGGGAAGCGGACGAAACGTCCTCGGATACGAAGAAGAAAGCCGATTGCGCCGAGGTCTGGGAAATCTGGGATAAGTCGCGTCGGGAAGTGATCTGGGTAACCGATGGATACGAGCAAGCCCCGGTCAAGAAACTGAAGGACCCGCTCAGGCTTTCAGGGTTTTTCCCGTTTCCTAGGCCGTTGTTCGGCACAACGACCACAGACAGTCTCATCCCCGTCCCTGACTACGCCCTCTATCAAGACCAGGCGCAGCAGATTGACACGATCACAGACCGCATTCGCCTTCTCATAAAGGCGCTGCGCGTTGTGGGGATGTATAATGCAGAAAGTGCAGACCTCTCGCGCCTTCTGTCCGAGACTGATGAAAACGAAATGCTTCCGGTCGAGAACTGGATGGCTTTTGCTCAGTCTGGGGGTCTAAAGACCAATATTGATTGGCTCCCGATCGAGCAGATCCAGAATGTGCTTACGGGTCTGTTCAACGCCAGAGCGCAGTTGAAGCAGGACCTATACGAGGTCACCGGCATCTCGGACATTATCCGCGGTGCGAGTGCTCCGAGTGAGACGGCTACGGCCCAGCAGATCAAGGCCAACTTTGGCAACCTGCGCCTTACTGACAGGCAGTCCGAAATGGCCCGCTTTGCACGCGACACCATGAAGATCATGGCGGAAATTCAGGCCGAGCATTACGCGCCGGAAGCGTTGATTGAGATGTCCGGGGTCGGGGAGATGGAAGAGTTCAGAGTACCTCCTCCAAATCCGCAAGACCCTCAGTCCCTGCAGGACCATCAGGCCAAGACACAGGCCCGCGAGCAGAAGTTCATGGAGGCTGTAAAGCTTCTCAAGTCCGACAAGCTGCGCACGTTCCGCATTGATATCGAAACCGATGCAACCGTTGCTCCTGACCAGCAAAAGGAAAAGGAATCGCGGGTTGAGTTCCTCACCGCTGTTTCTCCCTTCCTCGAGAAGTCCGCTCAGGTCGGGCAGATGGCTCCTCAACTAGTTCCCCTCCTCATGAAGATGCTCGAGTTTGGCATCCGTGGGTTTAGAGCGGGCAGGACCCTTGAAGGCGCTATTGAGGAAACCATTGCTCTGGCTGAGAGCATGCAGAAGCAGGCGCAGGAAGCCCCGCAGCAGGAACCGCCCCCAGACCCGAAGGCCCAAGCCGAGGCGCAGAAGCTGAGTGCGGAAACTGAGGCCCTGACGCAGAAGACGCAGGCCGAGGTACAGAAGGCTCAGGCAGACGCGGCTTATGCCAAGTCACAGGCTGATCTGAAGATTGCGGATATGCAGGCGCGCGCCACTGAGGCTAACCAGAAATTTCAGCGCGAGATGATGAAGCTCACGGAAGAGATCGAATTCCGCCGCAAGGAAAACGACCTGAAGGTGCGCGAACTTGAGGCGTCTATCCGTCTCAAGGAAATGCAACTCACGCAGGCTAACCAGCCAAAGGTTCAGGACCAGGGTCCAGTTGAACCGGAAGATCCAAATGAGCCGGCACGGGTGATCTCGGAGCGCGCCAAGTTCAAGGCTGAGTACAAGAAAGCCCAGTTTGAAATCCAGAAGATGGATCTGGCCTTGGCCGAGCTAAAGCGCCGGGCGGATGCAATGGGTGGGGTTCAGGAAGCTATCAAGGGGTCAATTGATCCCGATGAACTGCTTGGTCTCAAGGATGCTCCAAAGCCTGAAGAGCCAAAACCCCCACAGGAACGAGAAGTGACATTCGTGCGTGACCAGAACGGCGTCATGTCGGGTGCAAGGATAAAAGGATAACCTGATGCCTAAATCCACATCTGCCAGCAACTCAATCCTGGCGCTCATCTTCAACGCGACGACGTGGAACCTAATCGCGGAGAATGACAGCACGTCCCCGGCCACGAACCTCTACCTATCCCTGCACACGGCTGACCCGGGTGTTGGTGGCTCGCAGACAACCAACGAGACCAGCTACACGAACTATGCGCGCATTGCAGTTGCCCGCACGACAGGCGGCTGGGACGCTCCGTCATCGGGTGCTACGGCTAACGCTGCTTTGGCGCAGTTCGCACAGTGCGGTGCTTCGGGTGCTACGCTGACCCATGTTGCCATTGGCACGGACTCAAGCGGCACGGGGTTGGTCCTGTACGCAGGCGCGCTGACCTCAAGCCTTGCAGTGGCTAACGGGATTCAGCCCCAATTCGCTGCTGGCGCTTTGGATGTCACTGAGTCGTGATGAAGACCGAGAAGCCCGAAACCAAGTACACCTGCAAGGAATGCGGTGTTGAGGTAAGGCGCGAGCGCGATGAGTTTATCCGTGGTTGCGAGTGCAACGGCGGGATTATTGCCAGCCTGCACGCTACGGCCTATGGCGAGAGCAAGGTGGCTAGTTAATGCCAACGGATCGTCAGCTTGTTGCCATGTTTGAGGCCAAGATGCGCCAATACATGGCTGCGAATGAGTTGGCGGCCCCCAATGCTGATGCAGTTGCATGGCTGATGGACAACTGTCAGGGCGACTACTACAGGGCGAGCGTTGCGGTGCAGAATGTCCAGGCGGACACTCCGCAAGGCGGTGAATAGTGGTCGGGTTTGCCAATATAGCGGCTTTTGTAGACGCTGAGATCGCTGGCAATACCACCTATGTGAGTTATCGAAAGGTGCCTGCCGTCACAACAGTGGCGGGTGTCTGGTTTGATTACTCTATGGCCCCGGGAAATCCGGCCCCGCAGTATTATGCAGCCGCTCCGTTAGAGGCCAAGGTTCTGACCCGGTCGGGTGACGGTGGCATTCAGCATGGCGGCAACGTCTCGGGTGGAAAGAAGTACCTGCGCAAGATCACTGCGATGGCAGTTACTGCCGCAGCGGTCCCGCAGCGCGTTACGATGCTTGATTACCTGATGTTCTATCCCTTTGTGGACATGGGCACATCAGACAGCCAGCCGATGGTGAATAGCGAGGTGTTGACCCGCTCGGCTACGGGTGCGGGCGTGCAGATCATGCCTGTTCTCGTGGCCCCTCACGGTTTGGTAGGCGACACGTTCTTTGTGACTTATACGAACTCAGCGGGCGTTGCGGGGCGGACTACACCGCTTCACACAATGACCACGGCGGCGAGTGTCAACGGTACGTTGCTTTGCACGCAGCAGACGGGCGCAGATCGAAACGGGCCGTTCATGACGCTTCAGTCGGGTGACAGCGGCGTGCGGTCTATCGAAGCAGTGCAATGCGCCAACGGCACAGACGTAGGTCTGTTCACGCTTGTGCTCGTGAAGCCACTTGCTGAACTGACGGTTAGGGAAATCACAGCTCCGACCGAGAAGGATTTCTACCTTGATGCCGGGAGCAAACTCCCCGAGGTCGAGGACAACGCATACATCAACTTCATCACATGCCCCAATGGCTCACTGAGCGGCATTCCGCTGCTTGGTGACTGCTCGTTTGTTTGGGCTTGAGGATCTTACATGCCAGGCTTTACCTCACTTGATGACCTGATTAACGAGATCAGCGTCAACGGGAAGTTTTGGCGTGCGGACTGGAACAAGCTGACCCACGCCGTAGGTACTCAGGCGGCGGGCACATGGTACGCACTGCCCCATGCAACGGGAAACCCCGCTGCGATGACCTTGGGTGCGGTGGGCACCAACCTGGCGTTTCACCCTGCCCATGACCGCTTGCAGGGATCTATCTATCACGGTGGCGACGTGTCGACCGACATCAAGCGCATTCTCAACGCTTCGGCGTTTAGCGCGGCGGCTACCACCATGCCAGCGGTGTTCATGCTGGTCGACATGCTAGGCTGGTATCCGGTCACGACAACGACCACCACAGGCAACCAAGCGCTCATCAACTCCGCCACGGTCACGGCCTCCTCGTCTTCAGGCCTTCTCCTGACCTACGCAGGGTGGGATATTCAGTCCTATACCCCGCTTCAATTCACAACGACCACAACGCTTCCGACAGGTCTTTCGCTCAACACCACCTATTACGCCATCCGCGTCTCGGCCACGACTTGCCGCGTAGCAACCTCAAGGGCAAACGTGGATACGGCGACTGCGATTGCTTATACGGATGCGGGTACAGGTACACACACGGCCACCATCTACCTTGGTGATCGTGCCCCGACACACGGCGCGGGCGTTCAGGCTTACCTGACCCCATCCGTTGCCTTGGGCGCGGGTACACCGAACATCCAGATCACCTATACCGATGCAGCAGGCAATACGGGCAACACGACACCCACAACACTCCCGATTTCAAACGCAACCGCACCTATCGGCCAGATCGAATACTCAGGCACGGGCGCAGGCAAGTTTGGCCCGTTCATCCCGCTAGCGGCTGGTGACAGTGGCATCCGCTCCGTGCAGCAGTTCAGTTACAACGTGACCCACACATCGGGCACCACAAATCTTGTTCTCTGCAGGCCATTGCTGACCTTGCCAATGACCACAGTGGGCGTTGCCGCTGAGCGTGACCTCGTGAACCAGCTTCCATCCATGCCAAGGGTCTATGACGGCGCTTGCCTCACGTGGCTGATGTATGCGGGCGCGGCAACTCCGGTCACGAGTGCGTTTTATGGGCACATCGATTTTGGGTGGGGATAATGGCCCTGATCGGCAACTATTCGGTTCTATCCAAAGACCCGGGCCGCTCCATTGGGGGAGGGGCCATCGGGCTAGGCAACAACCGCAGCGACTTTAACAAGGTTAGCCAATCTCGCGGCGCATTTTGCTCTGAGGATTGGGATCCGCTCTCGGGTGTTCCAGACGGATATCGCGATCCATATTGGTGGGTGTTGCCCATCACTGCGGGCGCTCTCGCGGCTCGTAAGAACATATCCGGCGATGGAGATCTGACAGGCTCAGTTGCGGGTGGCGTCAACGGTGAATGCACGATAACCGGCGTTGGTGATCTATCAGGCGTTGGCCAGCTTATCATCTCGATGGCCGCGACCATCAGCGGGTCAGGCGATATTACCGGGGCGCAACTACAGGCGTTCCTGCAACTTGCTGCGGCTCTGTCAGGCTCAGGTGGTGCAACGGCTCAGCTAACGGCCATTGGCCACCTGGCAGCGGCTGTAGAGGGCGAGGGCACAGTAGCAGGGACCACGGTTCTGACGGCCTTGGGCACGCTTGCAGCGGCCATCAACGTGACGGGCGATGTGCTGACCACGGGCAACGTCGCAAACGCCATTCTTGACGCTCTGGACGGGGTGGAGGACGGGCTTACGGTGCGTCATGCCTTGAGGCTCATTGCAGCGGCAACTGCCGGCAAGATCAGCGGCGCGGCTACCACCACCATCACCATTCGGAACGCATTCGTTGACGATAAGGACCGCATCATTGCAACGGTCACGGGCGACGGCGACAGAACGGCAATCACATACGACCTCACGGACAGCTAAACCGTGAGCGGGGATAACTTCCCAAACAAATACTTTCCGAAGAGATACTTCCCGGAACTGTATTTTCAGGGTGGAGAGCAGAACCCCGGATCAATGTCGGCATCACTTGCCGGCGCGTCATCTTTGGTCGGCTCACTATCTTATATAGATCACGGCCAAACGGTCATTGAGGCACCTTCCCAATCTACTGGGGGAGGCGGAGCCGCTCACTGGTACAGGGGCAAGTATCGGGGTGAGCTTAGAAACACGATACGCAAGGCACTTACCGACCTCACGTCCGCAAAGGACAAGAGGAAGCGGAAGAAGGTTGCGAGGAAGGTGGCGGAGATCATCCGCCCTGCCTTTGATTTCTGGCCGGCATTCCCGGCAGCGGTCAAGGTTGAACTCGCGCCGCTTGAGCAGATGCGAATTCAACTGGTTCGCGTTGCCTACGAACTGAAGGCGGCAGAGGACAAAGCCTCTCAGGAGAAACTGGCCCGGTTGCTCCAGGAATACGAAGACAGGGCACGAAAGATCGAGCGGCAGGAAGAGGAAGCCATAACGGCCATACTTCTCCTTGCGGCCTGAGAAGAAGGAGACAGGAATGGCGAGAGCCAGACACTGCGACGTATGCACAGGATGGCACGACCTTGAGGAACCTTGGCCCTCGGCGTGCATGGATCACTACCGAAAGCGCAAGGGCGAAGACAAGATTGGCCTCCAGATCGTGAAGGACATAGATCCCTACAAGTCAGTGGTGGATGGGTCCGTGATTGGGGGAAGAAAACAGCATCGCGACCATCTCAAATCCAGAGGTCTGGTTGAGGTTGGAAACGAGAACGTGCAGCAGAAGTACATCCCGCCTTCCAATCCCGTGCACGACATCGTGCGGGCCATGGAAGAGCATCGTTACAAGGGCTGAACAAGTTCGCAGGTCGCATACGCGACAGGGATTACCGGGTAACCCAAACCCCGTGACATGGAGAATACAAAATGGCAGGTCCGCGCGACAGTTACGACGCCACGGAAGAAGTTGACGTTCTGGGAGGCGACGACGACAATTTCGCCCCGGAAATCGAAAACCCGGATGACGAAGATGAATTCGAAACCGAGGAAGACGACCTAGAGGAAGAGGGCGAGGAAGAACTCGACGCTTCCGAAGAGGACGACGAAGACGGGGAAGAGGCAGACGAGGAAGGCGACGAGGACGATGAGGACCAACTAGGCCCCATTGACCCGCCCGCCAACTGGCCGCAGCAGGAGCAGCAGTTCTTCAAGGAACTCCCCCCTGCCTTACAGCACGCCTACCTAGACCGAGCCCGCCACATGATGGCGGACTACACACGCAAGACACAGGAGATAGCCAAGGTTCGCCAGGGCTATCAGGAGATGGAGCGGGTTATTTCCCCTCATGTCCAGAAGTGGGCGTTGAACGGCATGGGCCCGGCCCAAGCCATGCAGCAGCTTATCGCCCTCTCCGACTATGCAACAAACTCCCCAATGGAGTTTCTCCAGTATTTCGCCAATCTTCGCGGCATTGACCTCAACCAACTGACCCAGCGTCAGGAGGAAGAATACGTCGATCCGCAAGTCGCTACGCTGCGTCAGCATCTTGCAGGCGTTCAGGCCCAACTGAACCAAACCATGCAGGTGCAACAGCAGGCGCAGCAGTTGCAGCAGCAACAACAGTATGCTCAGGCGTTCAATGTGACGAATGAGAATATTGAGAATTTCGCAAGCCAGACCGGACCAGACGGAAAGCCTGCCTATCCATACTTCAATGAACTTGAAGAAGATATGGCGATTGAAATCGAGTCAGGACGCGCTACGACCATCCACGAGGCTTATGAGAGAGCCAAGTGGGCCAATCCCTACACA